CGAAGTGAAGCGACCCGGGCATCGCGATGAACTAACGGATAACGAGCGAGAGAGCCTCCTGGCATTACAGGCAGTGGGCGTCGAGGTGATAGTAGCTGAGAACTGGCGGGACGTGGTGGATGCATGGGAGGGGGAGAGTGAAACGTGACACACAAATGGCTGATGGAAAAAGAGGTTGATGACATCTATGACGAATTTGAACAGATGCGTGATCGCGATCTTGTCACCCTGGACATTTTACATGGTGCGGCAAGCCAATTGTCAGATACCAATCGCCTCGTAGATGACTGGCGAGAGATGCGAGGATTGCTAGAGCGCCTGATAGCCGTTCGTTCTATCGATGAACTACCGGAAGCTATGGAAGTCTGGAGCGATGTAGTTGATATGCTGGAGGCAACTAGCGATGACCAATGCCGCATTCCGTGTCTTCACAATTGTCTGGTCAGTTGCCTGCATACTTACTGGTGAGGTCGGTGTCGTTCCGGAGGCTGCGCCTGCGGTTGCACAGGTAGCACTGAATCGCTACGATCTCGGCTGGGGCTTTTCCGGCTGGAACGCGATCGCAGATGAGCCGGCGGACTGGGCCTGGGACGCAGCATGGGCCGCGTGGCGTAACGGGCCGCAAGAGGGCGGAGAAATCTACGCGATCAGTGAGGCTGACATAATAGCATTGGGGTTCAACAAGAAAAACTGGAGAAACGTGGGAAGTACAGAGTGGCCCGAATGGGTCGGAGAGGAATGGCGATGAGTACGAACGCTGGAATAAAGAAGCAGATTGACTTGGTAGCAAATTGGATTATGGCAAACTGTTCGGAGGAGATCGGCGATGGGGGGGCGTGCGATGTAGCCGTGCGCCTGCTAGAAAAGTACCACACGGCGCTCACCAAAATCATGAGTGAACTAGGTATACCAGGTAAGGGGTATTTGATGCCGGTTGCGAATGCCTGGGAGTTTGCCAAGGACGCGTTGACTCCGAGTCCGAAGCCGCATGAATTTACCGACGAGACTATAGAGAGGTGTAACTTGTGGCTTCAGCTAAACCAAGATGGACTGTGCTATAATTGTGAACGGGATGATGAATTGGCGTCGCTGAAGACCGAGGTTAAGCGGCTGCGGGGGATTGAGGCAGCCGTAAGAGGCCACGACGACGAAGCGCCTCTCGAAGTGATAATAGCTAGCTGGCGGCACTTGGCTTTGCAAATGAGGAGCGATGGTATGAGCGCGTGGCCGCTAATACTAGAGGGTATCGCTGACGAATTGAAGGTGAAATGACCATCGACTCCGAAGCCGCTGCCATTGTACGCGAGGCGATGAAGCCGCCGCGCAAGATGCGACGCCAGCAACACCGCCATTGCATCTACTGCACCATCGTAGTCGGCGAGGATGTGCCACTCGAGGAAGGCCCTGAGCGTGAGCCATTCAGCGAGACCCCTGACGGCCCGGTGTGTGACCGATGCAGGAATGATCCGTTAGCGAAAGAGCGAGTCTCATGTGGAGAGACGCAGGGAGAGAGGCGGAAGGCGTTCAACAAACAGATTCGGCATAGCAATCTTACGAGAGCGGATCGTGATGAGCGTGACGCCGAGATTGTGAGAATGCACGATGCAGGCGCGACCTATACGGAGATAGCTCCACTCATGGGCATGACAAAACAGGGGGCAGCGACGGCTGCGGGGCGAATGAGGGCGCGAATGGCGGAGGACGCCAAGACTTGACATACTCCCAGGATTATGGTATGATGACAGTGATAGATGCGACTCTCCGAGGGACGCTCCTTCGGGGGCGTCCTTTTGCATAGCCTGCGAAGGACCTATTGTAATGAGCATGGGCGGGCGAGGCACAAATACAGACGCACCTCGCGAAGTCAAGGCGAAAGACGTCTTGATCAGAGTGGACGCACTCCAGGCCGCTGGAAGACCGGCCCCATGCTCCTAGCTCATCTGCCACGCGCAGAAGGAGTAACGGCGTCGCCAGCAATGGCGACGCTCGCAACGGAGTAAAGATGACTGAGGCGACGCTGGCAGACCTAGACGAAGCCGTATTCCTGTTCACATTCCCGCCGATACTCTCCAGCTTCAAGATTCACGGAGAGGGCGAGGGAATGAGGGTTCAGCTAGAGATACCTGAAAACCAGATGGGGCAGGCCCTCAAAATGTTACGGTGGCGCGGGATTGTGTTGGAAGCTAGGATAAGACCGGAACCTGATAGCAGGTGATTTACAGGTGGTTGAACGTAATGACAACGGGCAATTTGAGAAGGGGCACAGCGGGAATCCTAACGGTCGCCCGCGTCTTGATGCTGAGCAGAAGTATCTTCGCACTTTGCACCGCTCCCTTCTTCAGAGGGACATCCGCGAAATTATCAAGAAACTCATCGTTAAGGCCAAGGCCGGAAACATCCAGGCGGCAAAGCTGCTTCTAGAATATGCCATTGGAAAGCCTATGCAGTATGTGAGCGCTGATATTAACAGCACAAATGAGGTAGTCGTAAACGTGATATGCCATGAGGATAACATACAACATCAATTTGCCGCCACTTCACCAGAAGCAAGCGGAGATCAAAACTAGCTCGGCAAAGAGGAAAGTCATCTGTGCTGGGCGTCGTGGCGGCAAGACGACACTGGCCGCGGAAGTGGCATGTGATGGGGCAGGCAAAGGTAAGCGGGTCCTATACGCCACGCCCAAACAGGAGCAGGCCGGGGCATTCTGGGATAAAACTACTGGCTGGTTAGCTGAACCGATAGCAGCGGGGCACATTTACAAGAACGAGAGCAGACACGTTCTGGAGTTCCCTGGCGGCGGGCGTATTAGGGCGAAGACTGCCTGGGATGAGGACGGGTTGCGCGGCGACTACGCCGACCTGCTCATACTCGACGAGTACGCCTTGATGAGTCCTGACGCATGGAATCTCGTGGGCGCTCCCATGCTCCTAGACAACGATGGCGATGCGTGGTTCATTTCTACGCCACGGCGCAAGAATCACTTCTTTCATGCTCATTGTCGGGGCGTAGCAGATGGTAAGCGGTGGGCCTCGTGGCACTTCACGAGCCATGACAATCCGCATCTGAGCAAGGCAGCACTGGCAGAGATCACATCAGACCTGACAGAGGATGGCTATAGGCAAGAGATACTAGCGGAGTTCCTGGAGAACGAAGGCGCCGTCTTCCGCAACATAGCGGCGTGCATGAACGCACCGGAAACGAGGCCAGAGGAGCATGAAGGTCACTACAAAGTTGCAGGCGTTGACTGGGGTAAGCATAACGACTTTACGGTCATCAGTGTTGGCTGTCTTCAGTGCCGACAGGAAGTTGCCCTTGATAGATTCAATCAAATTGATTACACGTTTCAACGTGGCCGTCTTCAAGCTCTTATGGGTCATTGGCACGTCGGATGGATTCTGGCAGAGTCTAACGCTATGGGAGAACCGATCATCGAGCAGCTCCAATATGACGGCTTGCCAGTAGAAGGCTTCCAGACGACGGCTAGTTCTAAGCCGCCGCTCATAGAGAACCTGGCCCTAACACTGGAGCGCGAGGAGTGGCAATTTCTGAGCATTCCAGTTGCCACAGCGGAGCTTGAGGCATACGAGCGGAAGGTCTCGCAGACAACGGGGCGGTCTCAGTATGGCGCACCGGAGGGCCTCCACGATGACACGGTGATAGCGCGAGCCTTGATGCGCAGGGCAGCGGGTGACGGTGGCCCGGCGATTATAGAGATAGGATAATGATATGCAAGATTGGAAACGGGGAGTATTCTATTCTGAGGAGAAAGAAGCTAGGGCGATATTCATAATACGTCTACTGGAACTGCAACAGAACATTGTAGCCTTTCGGGCAACTCAGAGCAGAATGTTAGAGTTGGGTCTGGAGCCTAAATATCATGTTCCTGACGAACTAGATCAATCGGTTAACGAGATACTTGTTGATTTGGATGTACAATTCATTCATTGATGCGCAGGGCAGCGGGTGACGGTGGCCCGGCGATTATAGAGATCGGGTAGTAACTTCTGAGGAGGGGATGATGATGATGTATGATGGGTTGACACGTGAAGAACTGATTAAGGCTCTTGAGGAGATGGGGCAGGAATTAACCAGGCTGAATGCTAGGGTAAAGGAAGATGATCGGCAAATGTCGGCCTTGCAGAAACATGCGGACATGCTAACTGACAAACTAGACAAGGCAGCAAGAGAAAATAGGAATAGCGAAAACATCAGGTTAATATCAGTGGATGTTTCAGAGGCATTGGCGCGTGCATGGATAGATATAATTGACCATCTGCGCAAGTAAGATAGGATAGACTATGACAAATCGTGGCCCGTACCTAATAGGAGGAGGGGCTACCAAACAAATCCCGCTCAACGAGCTGGACAGATTCTTCCCTACCCTCTTCCCTGATACTAGCCAGCGGACGGTGCTGGCCTTATACCGCCTTGTCGCCTGGATATATCGCTGTATTCAGCTGCGGGCCAACGGCGCTATGTCCGTACCCTGGAAGCTAACACGACGTGGCAATGAGGACAGCGAGGGCGAGCTGGAGCGCACGCCCTATGCCGACGTGGACTGGGAGTGGCTATGGTGGCGCACGGAGGCGGCGAGGCTCATCTGGGGCGCCTCCTACTGGCTCAAGCTGGAGCATGATCTCCAGTGGCTGAATCCGGCGCACGTGCGGCCTATCACAGAGAGGGTACGTGGCCTCATCGGATTCAAGCAGAGCGTAGGCGGGCTACAGCGAACCTACTCAATTGATGAAATTGTATACTTGCCTATGTGGAATCCGAGCGACGACCTCCAGCCCGGTGTAGCAGAGGGAAGTGTAGCACAGCCGCCCGGGGCACTGGTGGCCAACGCGAACGAGTGGACGTCCCAGTTCTTCGAGCGCGGGGCATTGCCAGCAGTTATTTTGTCTTCTGAGGGCAATGTTCCGG